CAAATTCTCAAACATCACTCTAAAGCGATATCTAAGTTTTGGCATTAACAGACCTTGGGTGCTTGAGCTTTGATCGCTTGCAAGCGGTACTGTCATTTTATTTAATGATGAACTTGGCATTGTGTATATCTCCTAGTTTTATTTATCTTAGACTTGAGGTCAAAAAATAGGGTCCAAAGACCCTATTTTTATAGTCCTGCTGCTATGTCTCCAGTGTTCTTGATACGCAATGGGATGTAGATAAACTCCACAGCCTTCACTGGTTCAATGGCAATATCAACCCACAATTCGTTGCGGTCAATACGAGCTGGTGTGTTATTGCTCAAGTCGCAAACAACCAAGTAGTCATAGATAGCACGTTTGGCAATCAAATCAACCATCAAGCTGTTGCAGGTGTTGGTGATTTCATTACGTGTGATCTGATCGTTAGGTTCAAACAGATACAACTTACCAATTTCTTCCAGGCGTCCACGCAAGAACGCAACCAAGCGTGCAACGTTGATACGATCCAGTGCTGTGGTAGTTGTGGTTGATGTTTTGTTACCAAAGTTGGTAATACCCACACCTGGAATGAATGTAATTGGGTTGACATTCAAACTGTACAGTACATCACGCAAGCCTTGGTTCACACCAATTGGTTGGAACTCACCTGTAGCAGCATCAATGTAACCAATTTGTGTGGCATTGTCTACCACACCACGACGTGTACCGGCTGGTGCCAACCATGGATAACTCACTTCGTCACTGCGGATGATTGTTCTAACCATCATGTGACTTGGTGCTGTTACCACAGTATTACCACTCAAGTCTGTGGTTGTACAGCTTGGGTAGAAAGTAGCGCAGTAGTTACTGGTACTAGATTGCCCGTCACCGGCTATAGTACCCAGTCCGTTGTTGTTGGTAGCCCAAGTTGTGATGTCAGTGCCTGTGGCTGGCAAACGCATTGGAGTGTCGCCTACCACAAACAATGTGTTGTTGCGCTCATTGCTGAGTGCAATCATGTTGGGGATCAACTCTGGATAGCCAGGTGTTGCAATCAGTGTGTACTGGGCAGTATCTTCTCTAGCGCCTTGGCTAGTATCAACACCAGCTTTCAGTGCCTCCACAATCATTTGACGTTGTGCCAAGCGACCAGCATACATGCTGCCGTCTTGCTTGTTGCCCGATGCGGTGAGCCAGGTACTGGTCACTGCTGGTAGTGTGTCATCAGGGTAAGAAGTAGCATTAAAGTAATCATTTTGATAGCTCTTGACATTGTAACCTGAACGGCGTGTGTTCCACAACAACATACCTTGTGGATATAGTGCAGGATCTGGAGCATCTAAATCCAAGTAATTGCTGGTCAGCAAACTCACAATGGTCGGAATTGGGTCTGAAACAGGATTTGTTGTACCATTTGGCGCCCAACGAGCATCAGCAAACAACACACCATTCTGTGGGACCTGATCAGTGGTGTTAACAGACACCCATTGATCTACTCCACTTACAAGTTCCCAACGATACAACTTGGGGTAGTTTTCCAAGTCGCTGGTGTCAACCCACAAGTCTCCATACACCAATGCACTTTGAGCCACATTATTTTGTGTAGTAGGTGCTGTGGCAGCGCAAATTGGACCCGATGCATTGGTTGCACTGAGGTCATATCCACGCACATCATTAGAAACGTTTTGATAACCCAACCAAAGACCATTGTTCTGAATCATGATATCAACTTGTGTGGCAGTTGAATAATACCACAGTCTGCCATCAGCAGGATCTTGATAAGGTGCTGTGGCACTGGAGGTGTACTCAAACTCAGATGCTGTACAAAAATTGCTCAAAATCAACGTGGTTGGTATGGCTACTGCTGGTCGGCAAAGAGTAGTGCTACTGGTAAATCCAGCAGTAGTAATAGGAGTACCTTGTCCTGCCACTGGAGCCAAGGTCATAATACCACCTTGACTGTGAGTGAACACAATGTTTCCTGCGCTGTTTACACTTGCTGAAACATACGGCACATTGGCTGCACTAACAGCAGTGATAAAACTAGAAATACTAGTTCCAGTTAGTGTTACTGTGGCAGTATTTGCACTTGTTGATCCTGGAATAGAACCTTGTAATACAAACTGATTTCCAGCAACAAACAAACTGTCACCATTTACTCCAGGAGTAGTGTCCCCTGTGACTATAGTTTGGCCAAATACAACCTGTTCGTAAATTTCAAATCCAAACGAATTAAGTGGTGTTGTTTCGCCGGCATTAGCACCAGATTGTGCCCATAATGTTCCAACTGGAATATTTTTGCCGCCGCCTGCGGGATCTAATGTATAAATTGCATTAGTGCCTGTGGTGAATATAGGGCAACTTTGTAGGACCCATTCTCCTAATGCGGCACTGTATTTTTTTACTTGCAGTGCAACACCATTGTTTGCTGCGCTGATATTGTTCCACATTGATCCTGTTGGTCTTGGTGTGGTGTCTGTGGTTCTCCAACGCGGTGCTTGATAACTATATCCAGTAACAAAAACTGGAGCAAAGTATTCAATTGCTGAAATACCAAGAGCAGTACACAACGCAGTGCCACTGGCATTGGGAATAATACTGACAATACCACCATTGGCAGTACTGCCGTCATTGGTTGCTGTGTCATCTGCGTAGATAGTAAATTTACCGCTAACTGCGGCTGCGGTCACCCCTGTAATGGCTGCTGAATTCACCGCAGCCACAAATCCTGCCAAGTCGTTGTTGGGTGCAATAGGCACAGCAACCGACGTGCCGTTGATGAAAATGCTTTGTCCTGCTGTGAGTGTGGGATTGGTTACATTGCCTTGAATTGTGGGCCAAGATGCTTGCCAAGCTGCGTCACCAACTGCTACCCAGGTATTACTGGCATTTTTGTACCAACCAACGTTGCGTAGATCATAGCTGTTGTTAGCACCATATGCTACCACGGCGTAATCACCAATGCTGCCTATGGTAGAGACAGGAGTATAAATGTCAAAACCAGTTGTGCCGCTGACAGATGCTGTGACATCAGCTGCATCAGTAATTACCAATGGGGTGATCACAGTAAATTCACTAGTGCTTTGATTCCACTCTTGCATGCCCCATACTGAAGTCGAAGTATCCAACCAATAGGCGCCATCATTTGGCGTTCCAGTTGGACGAGTCAAGCTGGCAGTAAGGTCAGTTAAATCCACATCCACACGCTGAACATAAGCGCGGTTTGAAATGCCCAATGAACTGTAAGCAGCCAACAAACCGTATTCATTGAGTTCGTAACCATTGATAGGTGTACCAGTGGTTGTGTTATAGAAGAATGGCACACCAAAAGTGGCTGTCAAATCACGCTGACTGGTGATTAAATATGTTTTGTTAACGTTAGCTGCGGTGGTACCAGCTGCTACTCCAACGCCAGAGCCAGAAACTTTGTTCTGCGCTGTGGCAATCAAGAAGTATGGTACTGTGTTGACTGCTGATGGAATATATTGACTTTCGTCAATTACTGTTACTTGTACGCCGGGTGATATGAGAGCCATGGTTGAATCCTTTTCAAGTTCTAATATTTATAGAGACCTTGAAAAAAACAGCCGTTTTGAATACCTTTGCCCAAGGTCCATGCCGCTAAATACCGTATGAGACCCATTTGTCAAGCCTGTCACCAACGCCCTTGTGCTGTGAACTACAAACGTGATGACATCACACACTATCGATCAAGATGCGAGACTTGTGCTAGAAAGGGGCGGGGGCTCAAGCCCAGAGAGCCACGATGGAAATCAGCTGGCTATAAGAAAAAAATGAGTTGCGATCGCTGTGGATTTCGAGCCAAATACGCTGGCCAGATCTTTGTGTATCATGTGGATGGCAACTTGAACAATGCCACGCTCAAGAATCTCAAATCAGTTTGTAGAAACTGCGAAGTAGAACTGTCTAAGAGCGATCTTGCGTGGCGACAGGGCGATCTTGAACCTGACTCGTAGCTAACAATTTTACCTGCTGATACAAGTCGTCTAAAGTGCCATTGTTATCTAGCACAGCGTCAAACTCAGTTCCTACCCAGGCAGTTTCTGACGCATGAATCCCTAGTTTTTCTAGTTTTCTATGACTCAGTGCCCATGTTGAATTGCCGTTGGCGCCACGATTAACACTCACAGCTGAGTTATACCATGTAGGCTCGGAACCGCGCACCACACGGATCACACGCCCTCCAGCATTCTTAATGGCCAAAATTTCATTGGGAAAACGGCAATCTGAAATCACAACATCATCTTGACTGTGTCGTAGTTTGTTTTCCAAGCTGGCAATCCAGATGTCATCATGAAAACCGGCTCTGCATACTTCTGTACCCCAGTATTGCAAAATCCAACGCGGTGTTAGTGTGGGCATGCCCAGGCGTTCTGCCCACCATGGATCCACACGTTCACGCCATTCACGAGCTTGTTTTGTGCGCCCTTCCAGCATGGTTCTATCCCAACCAAACACCTGTGCCACAGCATCTTTAAGTGTGGAGGCAAAACTTTCTCTGCGAAAGTGATGCAAGTTTACAAGGTAGTCAGCGATAGTGTCTTTGCCAGACCCAATGAATCCACAGATGCCAATGATCATTTTAACTCCCGAACGTTGAGGTATTTAAGTGTATTTTGTAGCATACCAATTTGTCTGCGGCAGTCTTCTAGTGCATGGTGTGTGGTAGGAGGCATGGGTTGTTCGGGCCATAACGAGAACACTGTGCGGCTGTCACGTACCATGTAGTACTGCCAGGGCAAGGGTTTGTTATAGCTCTTGTAGGCATGCTCCAGGATGTTCATGTCGTATGTTGGACCTTGCGCCCAGATTCGCTTGGCATGCCAAATTAGCCGGCCCAATCCATCAAGAGCCTCATCTAAAGGTACACGGTCTTCTTCAGCAAATGCTTCGTCACGCACCACAGCAGGTTGTGTGGCCCACCAGTCTATGGTGCCTTGCTGTATGCTACGAGTTTCTTGGCTTTCTAATGTAACTCTTGTGTAAAATGATTGTTCGTAATAGCCCACGCCAAACGGATCAAAAGCCTGGGCGGCAATGGTAAGAATAGTAGTGTCGGGGCCTGTTCCCAGGCCTTCAAGATCAATCATTAAGTCCATGCTACATTATAGCAGAAGTTTATGTTTGTGTCAATTAGCCAATTATCCAATAACCCAAGTTAAGGGCTGACTGCCATCTACATACATTTTAAGTTGCTCAAGTAACCCATCCATTTGGGTTTGAGCTTCGGCTTTCATGGCAGCTCCATTTAGAGTACCACCGCCCTGCGGGCCAGCGATAGTGCCAAACTTTTCACGTGCTTCGCCAATGATCATTTTACAGTTGGCCACCATGTAGTCTTTTATCCATTGTTGAATTTGATAGTCACTCAGCAAGTTGATTTCAGGTTTTAGATTGTAAGTCCAAATTAACACAGCTTCACCGGTGTTTTTAGGATCACGCATGAGTTGTAATTTTTTAGTAACCTGATTGAATGTGTAATTGAAAAAACCGCCAAACATCTTGGCAGCCAACTCAACGTATTGACTGTAAAAGTCATAGGTAGCAAGGCCGCCTGCTACGTTGAAGTTCATCAAGTAAACATTTAATGATGCTTGTGCAAACGGATCAAAATTTGACGCAAACGGACCAGTGGCATCACCAAAAGTTCTGCGAAAGCACTGGCGCACACTCACAACTTCTTGGGGTAGTGTGTAGATGTTTTCGTCTTTGACTAGTGTGAAAAAACTATAACTTTCTTCATAAGCATTGTTGGCTCGTTGACGGTAAGTGCCAATTGTTTTGGCATACGCGGCTTCGTAGTGTGCTGGATCTAATTCCAAATCAATAATTTGACTGCCCAGCTGAAGCTGTACATATTCAATGAGATTTTGTTTGAGTTGAGAAAGTGTGTCTTGCTGTTCTGCCATAGGGACTCCTGGTCCCTGTATTTATTGTAATTCCTGCAGTTCTTTTGCTTTGATTTGCGATATAGGAATTGTTTTATTTTTCAGTGTGGCATAAATTTGTCGATGTTTTTTATCTGCAAGTACTGGGCAAAATTTGCATTGAGGCAGCACATCGTCAATTGTCTTTAGAATATCAGTGCCCTGTTGTTCTACTTGATCTATGGTGTAGGGACGATATGCATTGATCAGTTCACGATCAGCTGAGCTGATGGCCAGTGGATGTTGTTGATCAAACTCAGGAAACAACGGGGCAGGACCGCACTTGTTCAAAGCACCACGTATAAAATGATAGTTTTTCCATTGTACAAATCCACAGTTTTGGTGTGCCAATTCTGGGTCGTTGCTGAACAATGTCAGCTCGCCGTTTTCATTTTTGGTAACTGCGGCATTGTAAAAATTGTCTTGTATCCAAAAATGTACCCTAACTCCGTTTTCGTCAAGCAGTGCCAAATCGGCTCCGTACATGATTTCTTTGTCAGTTAAGATTTGTATATTCCCGCGAAGAAATTTTTTGGCTTCTTGTACATAAAAATCCATGTCTGCTATGTTGTGAATACTGATACCAATCCAATGCTTTAGTTGAGTGGGATCTGGATCCCAGGCTAGCAATGTTTCATAAAGTCCCGGTGTTTGATTTAAACGTGTTCCGTTGGTCAAGATCTGTACTGGCTTTTTCCATATGTTGCCTAATCCTGTTATCCACTCATTTATAGAAGGATTAAGCAGTGGTTCACCACCAAGAATAACCAGGTGTTTGATGTCAACCAATTCAGCCCAACGTTGATGGATGGCCTCATAGTCGCTCCACCGTTGCCATCCGGCAAATTTATAATCATTGAATCGATTGCACTGATCACAATTTAAGTTACAAACATTTGTGATGTAAAATTCGACTTTGTCTAATACATATCTGGAATCGTTGAGCATCTGATATTTACCAGGCTTTGAGCACCATCAAATTCTCTGTACCACGTCCGTTAAACGGAGTTTCTGTAGTGGTCAAGTCCTTGTAGATCTTTCTTGCGGCTGGCTTGCCTGCGGCACCCATAGCTCGGAGTACCTCTGCTGGCTTTCGCACAGTTTTTTGCTGGCTCTCAATTGTACTAAACCCAATGATAGCGTTGCTCTTTACAGTAAATGCCTGTGCATGACTGTCAGCAACAATATGGATTAGCTTGCGTTTTTTAGTGTCATACAACCAGGCTTCTGACTTGTCCACTAGGCTTGCAGCCGGTAAGCCTTTGAGCTTGAGCTCTGCAAATTCCGTAATACACTTGAACTTTTCGGCACGTTTTTCTGGGCTCACTGCCTTGACTGCTCGTGGCTTGCGTTCGACCTTTTTAATCTGCACATAGGCGCCACAGTCCGAAATCACAAGCTCACAGAACTTTACGCAATTCTTTAACTGTATTTTGGTGAGATAATTGTAGCCCTGTGCCAAGTCCGCATCTTTGCCTGCCACTGCCTCGTCAAACTCTGTGAGTTTACGGGTCCAGATTTGCTTGATGTCATTCACCATTTGTGGGGCAATGTTTAGGCTACGCATGAGCACCACGGGCTTGTAGTCTGCGTTGAGTTTGGCTCCTGACGCAATGAAGTCGTCAAACAAGCCATCTAACTCACCTGCGCATTCCGATACCTTCTCACGCAGGCGATCTTGGATGGTGATTCGTGGCACTGAATCATCAACGGGTACTTCTGCTACCTCTTCATCTTGTTTGGATTCTAGTATCTCTTTTAGTAAGTTATCCAATTTGATCTGCTCGTGATCTGTGAGCTCCAGCCCTACCATGCTCATGCGACACAACCAGCCTGTTGTGAGTCGGATTGAGCTGTCTGGAATACGTTTGAGTGTGCGAACATCGTCTTTGCGACCATGTGTTTCTAGATAGTTTACAATCATCTCACGGGCATCTTTTTTGCCATAAAAGTAGTTGTACCATGAGAATGCATGACTGAAAGCACTGATGCGGCCTTCTGCGGGTTGCACTCGCCATGTAGGCTCCATGCCCATGGCATTGGTATCCGCACTACGTGGATTTAGGGGTTTGACAGGTTTTGTTGCGATCATAATTATTCCTTACTTAGTTTTGGGCAGGTGTTTGACGGCGTCAAACAGTTTGGCAGCACGTTTAACGTCAAAATTTTTGTGTTTGTACATCCAGGCTTTTTTGCGCTCTGCTGTTTCTAGGGCTTCTGCCAAGCGCCATTTAGTGTCAAAGTCCACTGTCATTATTATACGGCTCATGTCCACAATGTCAAGAGCGTACTCTACCCATTTTTCTGTAGCTTTTATTTTGTCATAGGACTGTATAAATCCCTTGCCTTTTGGGCCTGTGTACTTTGTTAAAAAGTTAGCGGCTTTCATAACATACTCCTAGAGTGGTTAAGTATGTATTATAGCAAAGATTGATTTTG